GAGATGCTGCGGCAGCTTTAGTTGCTACTGCTGCAGGAACAGCCTGACCAAGAACTTTATCAAGTCTCGATTTCAACTGTTCATATGACTTGAATTGTTTTGGTTCGACAAATTCTTTCAGAGAGAATTCTGATTTCCAAAGTGCTTCGAGTTTCTCATCATCACCATCATGTAGGGCAGAAGCAGATTCGAATTCTGATTTATCATAATTACGATAACCTTCAACATTACGAATCTTCAGTTTGAAGTTAGCACCTTCCCAAAAATCAAATGGGTTGATTGGCTTCTCATCAGGAAATTCAGGATTCATCGCCTCTGAAATCTTATCAAAGATTTTCTTACCAAACTTAAACAGTTTAACCTGTCCTTCATTTGATTTATTTGATGGATCTGAAATAACAAGAATATTGGCAACGTAAGAAAGTTTACGCTTACGGTCACGTGCAATATTTTTATTTGCTTCAATACCAGAATTCCATAGTGTAGAATTGGCTTCACATACTGGACATGCTTGATTAACTGTAGTCAAACAATTATCAATCAGCCATCCGCCAGGTCCCTGAAATCCATGTGAGAACACACGTACCCAAGGCAGAGCCTCATCGCCATCAGCAGAAGGTGCGGGGAGAAAACGAATAACAGCCATGCCGTTACCTGCTTTATCTACACTTGGTTGCCAGAATCGGGTATCGTCTTTAGAGCCTGCGTCAGCAGATTGAGTTGTGGCTTCGATTGCTTTGGTGAGTTTGTCCAAATCACCACGGCCACGCTTGAGGTTAGCAAAACTACTCATAGTATTTCCTTTCGTATAAACGGAGTATTAACGGTATATAAACGACTTATCCACATAAACATAATATATCATTTATTTAGTAAAGTTTCAAGTCTTTTTATGGTCTCTTTTACATCCTTATGCAGTATCGCCTGACCACCGGCTTTACTGAAACTACTAATAACATCGGGTGTATCATCGATAATCACCTTCTCTGGTGTTGCGTATTCAGCCTTCTTTTTACGGCCAGAAACAATGTTTGCTTTGTAATTGATACCATGACTTCTAAGCCATTTAATTTTCTGTGCAGTAACTTCTCCATGAAATTTTTCTCCGCCAGAGGAAGATAAAATCTCAACATGAATTTCTGGATGTTTTCTGATAAACGCTAACAGTTCTTTACCACCAGGAAACCAATCTAGAGTTTCAAAAGCTTTCTTATTAACAATGAAATCTTTCCAATCGTTAGACCATTGTTTTTTGTCTCTCTTACCCAATGATGTTAAGCCATATAACTCTACGAACCTTTTTTCAAAGTCACAGAGTACGCCATCCATATCTAAGTAAATTAATTTAATCATTTATTACCTTTTTAAGTATCATCTTATATCTTACTACATCCTCTGGAAGAAAAGAGGCATACTTTTCAACTTTTCTTCGGTAATCTGGCCAACGAATCGTATCTTGTATCTTTTTCGACCAAATAGGAATAAACTGCAATATTTTATTTAATATGATTACCGTTTCTATTTCGATTTCTTTTCTCAGAGCAGCAGTCAATAGAATTGGATAACCATCACCAACTTTTAATATGTCATTTGGATTTTTTGTGGTGCCAAACAATTCTCTACAATCATTTTCAAAAGTATATGATAAAGATTGTATTACCTTTTGTCTTTTCAGGTAATTTGATTGTGCTTCTTCCAATAACAAATCACCCACCCATTTCACACCATCCTCAACATAATTTGAGACTACGAAATTGATCAGATCATTTTTATCATTAAATTTTCTGGACAACTTGTAATAATGGTATTTGTCTTTACGATTCTCAAAGTTGGTAATACTGACATTTGTTTTACCGCCATACTTGAAGAAATCATATTTGTCTGTTGTGAAGTGTAATTTTAGTGATTGGAAGATTTCAAAAGTTTCATAACCATTCATATAGGAAGTCTAGAAGATTTCACTTTGAGTAAATTGGCTCTTTCTGCTTGTTCTTGCATCTTTGCTTTCAATGTTGAATTTACAAGAGAGGCAGCAACTTCAATTTCAAGTCCTGTCTGTTTGCAATATTCAACGATAGCTTCAAGATAGGTATAATCGGTATTAGCGACCATACCCTCTATCTTGATGGCGAACTTACGCATTTCATCTTTTGTTGCCATTACTTCTCACTTGCTAATTTGTAATCGTAATCACCAAAGAAATTTGTTTTTGGGCATTGCTTATCATAACACCTTTCAGCAGCCATAACCGATTTAGGTAGTTTGCACACAGAACATCTTTCTTCAACATCATTTGTTGTAAACATAAAAGATGAATTCATATTATTATCTAAATCAAAATTCATTGTGGGCTGAGCGGCACCAAAATCCAATTGAATATCTTCTTCAGATTCACATGCTGAGATGGGAGATATAAAAGGAAAATTGTTTTGTGGAATACCAGAAAAGTCCCATTCAGATTCCACAGATTCTTCTTCTGGTTTGACCACATCAATGACGCCATCGAAATGAAATCCTGCACCACGCAAGAATGATTCAAAATTCTCAAGCATAGTGGTCAAATCATCAGCACGAAATTGTGTTGTATGTTTTACTGATACGTTTGTTTCATCTCCAGTAAAATCATCATAAGCAAAATGCTCACAAGTAAAAGTATAACGAGCCATTATTTAATCACCGTTTCATATAGATTTTCAAATTGTTCATGTACAGCCACTTCTTCATCAAAGTTTTGTTTGTGATAAACTTTAACCAAACGAGAAACCAATTTTTTAGGTAACTGCATATTCTTGGCAGTTTCAGCAATTGATTCACGAATAAAGTCTTGTTCACCATCAATACGTGCCATTGAATCAGAACACTCTCTAATAACCTTAAACAATTTTTCTTTATCAGGTTCAGATAGTTGGTTGATTGTTAGTTGTTTTACTGCCATAATAAATTCCTTTCAATTATTTTCTAGATGCGGATTGTTGTGCTACATTATGTGATTGTGCCGATGCTGCAAATGCAACACAAATCAAATCGTGACTTTGAACATATGAACAACGAACTGATAGTGGGTCAATACCTTTTTCGATTGCACTATTCATGTTATTCGCCATCAAGGCACGTTCATGCATATTGTACCATGCAATTGCAACAATCATTGTAAGCACCAGCGTTGCAGCACATAACACAAAAACTTTAAAATCGTTTAACTCGAACTTGTCCAATTTTTCATATCCTTTCGTATGTAAAAAATATGTCTACCAATAGTTGTTAAGTGTTCCATATTTTTCCATTTTGGGTTAACATAATCTGCATGATAGAATAGAGCACCTCTTGATGGATCTTCTAGTTTATCATGATTCGCATAAACATAAACTGCTAAGTTACGAATATCATTATACAACATATTACGCTCATTTGTCAAGGCCTTGGCCGTTGATATTGCCTTCGGTCTATCTTCGCACCACCAAGAGAACTGGCATGTTTTGCCTGTTTTCTGTTTCACTACGCCACAAATGTCACTTTCAAAGTAACCGGATTTTACTCTATTGATGGTAACAAAGGCTACTGCCATTTGCCCTTTGAGTGGTTCATGTGCAGCTTCAAAGTACATGTTTTCCGCTAAACATTCGACTTGCTCTTTGGCATCAGCCGACATAAAAGCGTAGTATGCTTTGTATGGTATTTTTGCTACCGCTGTTACTGAAAATGCTGTAATTCCTAAAGTTAAAGCCATTAAACTAATTGTAAGAAATACAATTACTCTTTTCATTACTTCTCCTTAAAAGTTAGGGGACAGCCGAAGCTGTCCTTGTCCCATCAGGTAGATTTTTTAGTTGTTGTTGGTTTATCTACGGTTATATTAGAAACGAAATTATTAAGCGTTGCTGCTTTAGAGATAACTTCTGATTCTGAGGGAAATGGAGGATACCCTGGATGTTTCGGTGGGTCCTCACCTTTGAGTTTGGCGGTGTCACAATCTACCGACCATTGATTGGCGATTTGTTCACGTTTTCCATAATAATCGTCATTGAGCATATCTCTCGCCATTTTAAGTAGCTCTAGACGAATTTCAAAAGGTGTCATATTTGACATATAATTCTCCTGTGTGTTTGTGTGTTACCAGCGGTTGTGTGTGCTGGTAGTTTATTTAGTTATTACCAAGTCCAAGAAACGCCAGAATATCTGATTCCTTTGGTTACAGCTTCAACTCTGTGTGGATAAAGGAAATTTGAAGGGAAAATTATAACATCTCCTGTACCCATTCTTATTTTAGTATCTTGCCAAAAAATTAATTCGCCACCTTCATAATTATCATTGAAATTACACA